TCAATATTCGAGAGTCTATTTTCAATATTTTTTAACGTTTCTAATATTAGATCTAGTTTATCCATTATATTATACTAAATCTTAAACTATATATAAATTTACGTATAATTCTGTACCCCTCTTGTAATATAATAAATGTATATGTATATGTATGACAAACTTATTACTATCGCATGTGTAACTGGCTTTTTTAGTGATGCTGTTTTACAGGTCTTTACTAAATTCATAGAAAAACCAAGTGGAGGATTGGGATTAAAACCTTACTTCAAACAACATGGATCACTCGAATCAATGTTTATTTCTGCTGGTATGACGGCCATATTTTACATTATTTATATCTATTTATTTAAATTACCGATACTATGGTATTATATAGCTTTATACGGAATCTTAATAGACTTTCTTTTTAGAAAATTATCCTTGTATAAAGGCTTATATGGTTACTATAAAACGGTAAACTATTTTTGGTCAGGGTTTTTTGCGTCAATATCAATGGTTTTACCGTTGTTAATATCTAGAAACCGTCTTTAGGGTGAAGCATATAGATAATAGGTTGTTTGCTATTTTTTTTAAAGGTGTATAGTATATGCGTATTCTTATTGAACCATCTATTACTGTAGAAGACGAAGGGGAAGAATTTATATTAGATATTAATAGTGATGGCATAAATAAAGAGGAAGTTATTAGCAATATTATTAGTGCTCTACGTACAATTTATTATGTACCTCAAGGGAATGTAGAACGTACGATTGAACCATTAGGATATACATCATTTTTCACAATTGATACTTTACCTGATGAAACAAATGATAATATCGAGGAGTGGATAAAGAACTATCGTGTTATAAATGAAGACGGTCGTATATATAGACCGAATCAATTTAATGGTACTATTAACGTTAGTGTGGGTGGTGAAAATTTTGAAGGACAATTACGTTTTAATGAGTTTATAAAAGTTGATGAATACGGTGAATTAAGTGATGAAGATTGTAACGTATTACAAAATAAAGGAAAAGACTTTACTAGGTTAGACCTAAGTAATGTCGTTTTCAATTCTACAAATTATGAAGGAGCATATTTTTTTAAAACTAATCTTGAAGGATCTAGTTTTGTCAATGCTTATATGCCTTGTGCTATTTTTATCAAAACTAATCTGATACGTTCTACTTTTATAGATGCTGGAATGGTTCGTGCTAATTTTACAGATGCTGATATAACAGGAGCTGATTTTAGAGCAGCTGATTTAAGTTATGCTAATTTTACAGGTGCTGATATAACAGGAGCTAATTTAAGATATACTGATTTAAGTTATGCTAATTTTACTGATGTAACATTTAATGGTGAAACAAAGTTTGATAGTAGTATAGTAGATGATTTAACGATAACGTTACCTGAAGATTTATTTCAAGCTATTCTTTCATATGAAGTAGAAGACGAATTCGCTGATATTCAATATGAACCAAGTGAAGAAGACCAAGAAAGACTTGCGCCTCTTGAAATTGACCCAGACCAACCAATTAATGAAGGTGTAAGTAGAAATACATATGGTGAACTTGTTAAAATACTAGCTCCTAGCAACACTAAAAAAGTTAAACTACCTATTAGTAGAATGGAAATGGATAAATGGTATGGAATTTCTAGTCTAGGAAATACATCACCAGATGTATGGTCTCAGCTAAATGTTGTTGAACCACTCATTGGTAAAGTGTTTCAATGTATATTTGTTCCAGAACAACAAGAAGGCGAATCTATGGTATATGAGACAGTTGCTCCTTGTATGGCTGTCCATAATTTAGCCGGAGGGTTAGATAAAAGACAAATCATTCAATTTTTTGATGGCAGTATGGAACAGGACAAGACAGAGTCCGCATATGATACGTTAGTAAGTAATTATCCGAATCCTAATGAACAATTAAATTATTTGTCAAAAGAATTTTTTAATTTCTTAATGTCTCGATTAGGCAAACATAATGCGGATGAAACAGAAGACTCTTGGACTCATGTTTATGACGATATCGAACTTAGAAAAACACTTGTTAAACATGCTATATTTCATGTTGAAGAAGGTATTAAGAATCACCCATTCTTTGATAAAACAAACAGATATTCAGGACCAGAGTTTTTCTTTTTAATACAAGAATTTTTAAAAGTATTACCTATCCAGGTTCAAGTCGTTTGGGCACAAAATTATATACAAGAATTTATAACTGGATATGGTCAAACATTGGATACATTTGACCCTACTCTGCGAAGCCCAGAGGAATTTATTGCTAGCTGTTTAAATGGAAATTTAGAGAAATTATTAATTTCGATTGTAACAGGCGTTACCCATTTTTATAATTCTGAGAGAGAAATCGAAGGAGAAGAACAACAACAGGAAAGATTATTAGATGCTCTATTAGGTTCAGAGTTTCAGAACTATTATGGTGAACTTATGGATGAAGGTCCAACGTTACAGGGGTTTATTACACATATTAATAAAGGACCTATTATTAGTGAAAATGATAGAGAGAAATATATAGAAATATTAAATGATCCAAATTATAAAAGACAAATAGAAGAGAACATAAACATTTATACTGGCGGAAGACGACGTAAGCACAATACTAGGAAATATATTAAGAAAAGAAAAGCTAAAAAGGGGACAAAAAATATTAAAGGGACAAAAAATATTATTAAGCAAATGAAAAAGATAAAAACTATTAAGGGGACAAAAAATATTAAGGGGAAAAAGACCTTGAAAAAAGGAAAGCATATTAAAAGGAGAAAGACTATTACACCTTTGGACATTTAAAACGCCGATTTTATAACTTTATGCGAATATGGCGTATTCATTATCCTTACACATATAAATATTTTTAATTATCCTTTCTAATTTTATTTTCTCAATATTCTCTCTTAACTCTTTTAACCAATCATATGTATCGTAAAATACATCTGTTTGTAATAAGCGAATCACCGAATACCCATTATCGTTCGCACATTTCATTTTATAAACATCGTTCAAATGTGTTTCTTCTGGCGATTGCCAGTTGGAAACTTGTTCAAAATGTTGTAATCCATCCAATTCAATAATGATTTTATCTTCTGCCAAGACAAAATCAAATGGTAAATAAGTTATATTTTTACACCATTCTACTTTGAATTGTTGGTTAAGTTGTGGATAATGTTTAATTAATGCGTCGTATAATTTCTGCTCGGTTTTGTTTACGCAGTAAGGGCAACCTCTATTAAGTATTGTTCTATTAGCGACTCTCGATTGAAAATTGTGTTTTTTATCACATAACCACCAAACTTTTAAACCACTGCCTGATGTTATTTGTTCAGGTGTTAATTCACCATTTTTCGTTGGATGCCATTGTTTTGCAATTTTTGGGTGTAAATAAGATAATGATTCATGAATACATAATACGGATGTAGGTCCATTATTTACATTACGATTAGTAATATTTGCAATACATGAATGCCATTCGTGAACACAGCCGCCTATATCACAAATCTTATAAAACCATGCATCCTTATTTGAACCAGCACTAAATTGTTCAGGTGTTAATTCTCCATTTTTCGTTGGATGCCATTGTTTTAGTATTTCAGGGTGTGTATATACAATAGAATCGTGTATACATAATTGTAATGTATTATAACAGCAAAATGGACATCCACTATTATTTATTGTTCTACTATATACTACTGCTTCCCATTCATGTAAACAACCATAATTACACGTTTCTTGACATAACCACCAAACTTTTACTGGTGAACTAACTGATAATTCGTTTGGATTTAAATCTCCATTTTTTGTAGGATGCCATTGTTTTAATAGTTCAGGATATTTATATTCGATGGATTCGTGTTTACAAGGAAGTAATTGTTTACAACAATAAGGACAACCACCTCCATTAGTTCGGCTCGCAATTCTTGATTCCCAACCACCATGCTTACATCCATATTCACATGATTTATTGCAGTACCACCAAACTTTTTCTCCAGAACATACTGAAAAATGTTCTGCTTTTAAATCGCCATTTTTAGTAGGATGCCATTGTTTTTCTAGTTCAGGATTTATATAAGCTAATGAATTATGTTTACAAAATTGTTTTGCAGGCGTTGAACAATAAGGACATCCGCTTCCCCTTACTCTAGTTTTTATTTCGGCTTTCCATATATGAGAACAACTGAAATCACATTTATTTTCACACACCCACGTTATTTCTTTATGAGAACCCATAGTAAAATCCTCAGGTTTTAAAACGCCATTTTCAGTAGGATGCCATTGTTTTACTAATTCTGGATGCGTATGAGAGATTGATTCGTGAATGCAATGTTGCTTTCTTGGTATACAACAAAATTTACATCCATTACCTTTTACTCTGTTACATACCATCATTATATATTCATGAATACAACCTTCTTTACATATTATATTTGGACATAACCACCACACTTTTTTTTCAGAACCAAATGTAAAATTTTCTGCTCTAAAATCTCCATTCTTAGTAGGATGCCATTGTTTCGCTAATTCTGGATGAGTTATTGTTATATTTGCCATTTTTAATTTATTATACTAATCAATAATTAATATAAAATATATTCAATTTTAACTATTATTTAAAAATATGCCAATAATATCTATAACGCATAATGGATATTGTTTCCAAATTAGAAGAGCAAATAAAACAATTAACTGACGAATTAAACGAGACCAAAGAGCATCTAAAAAAATATACCGCTCCATCACGCAGTAAAACCTATTACGAAAATCATAAAGAAGAATTATTAGAAAAAATGAAAAAATACACACCATCACAAGAGAAGATTAAAGAAAAAAACAAGAAAGCGTATCTAAAACGCAAAGAGAAACTCGCTCAACAAGAAATACCACAATAAAAATATGTATTAACATTTAGGGAATTAATATATATTGCGTTAAATAGTTTAAAAATATAATATTTAGTAATTATATAAATGAAAAAGAAGAAAAAGAACGAATTCAAAGAATTTAGGAATAATGATAAATCGGCATATAAAACTTTCAAAATACCTCTCAAAACTATTTTATGTAATAAAGAATTAATTCAACCGGTTATTAACCAGCTGGTTTTTGAAATGAACGATTTAGTTATTCATACTTATCAATTTATTCGGTTATACGTCTTAAAGTGTTATACTGATAAACAACCTTTACCAGAAATAGATGATATGTTTATTATGTATTGTCTGAAAACCTTAGGCATAAGAGATACTAGAGGAAAGAAAGGTAAAGATACAGACCTTTTAGAAACATTAAGCAAATTTTATCAAGAAGAATATCAACCACTCTTAAATCATCAGAAAACCAATTTGAAAAATACAACCTTTTTATTACCTTATTTAGCAACACAAATAAATACCTGTATCTCCAATAATATTCAAGAGCATTTTATTCAACATTTTTTAAGGTTTATTAATAAAACTACCGAGACAATAACCGAAGATAAAGCTGTATTATTTCAATTCAAGCGAGAAATATTATTAGAAACAACTGAAAAAACTAATGTGATATTTAATGAATGGAAACAAACACATTTACAACATATATTACCAAAAGACATTAAAAAATCTGTTCATTATGATGTGAAAGTAAGACCATTAACCTATTTGAAAGGATTACTTTATATGAATGAAGTATTAGAAAAAAGCGAACATAAATTATTTCAACCTTTACCTCTACGAAATAACATTATACCAAAGCATATTATTTTAGATACTGCTAGTATAATTAATTTATTTTGCCCTGAAAAAGATAAGGAGGGAAATAAAGTGAGAAAAGGCGAATTACTAAGTAATGTTAAAGATAATCAAAACGAAGTTTGGTGTAATTTTTTAAATTTACAAAATCGCATTTTCAAAAATAAACATTATCAGTTTCATAATCAAATTCAAACGGATGGTATAAGTTGTTGCTTGTTATTCATACGGAAAGATTTAAAGGATAAAAAATGGGGTTCAAGAGTGCCAACATTAGCAGAACAAGATTTTTATAATATAGAAGATTTGAATAAAGAACAATTAGATACTTTGAAAGAGATAAATATTGTTGGATGCGATCCTGGAAAGCGTTCGTTAGTGTATATGATGGATTCACAAGGTAATAAATTACAATATACTGCTCCACAAAGAAAACGAGAAAGTAAAACGAAAAGTAATCAACGTATTTTATTAGCTGAACGAAAGAAAAATGGAATTATTGAAAAGGAAACCATATTATCTTTACAAAATAGCAAATCGGTTAATTATGAAAAGTTCAAACTATTTTTAGTAGAAAAGGATAAACTGAATAAAGAAACCAGCGAATTTTACCACAAAGAAACTTGGCGAAAAATGAAGTTTCGTGCGTATAGTTATGGTAAGAAAAGCATAGATACATTTCTAAATAAAATTAAGGAAACATTTGGAGAAAATATATTAATTGGGTATGGTAATTGGTCAAGAAGCACACAAATGAAACATTTTATGCCAACTATGAATAAAGGATTACGAAAGTTAATCCATAAGAAATATGATACAATAACCATAAATGAATGTAATACTAGTAAGAAATGTTGTGATTGCCATAAGGATTTAGACTATTACAAAGATAAAGAAGGTAAGAAGGTATTTCGTCTGTTAAAGTGTTCTAATTGCGTGAGTTGCCAAAACAAACAAACCGTATTTAGAACACGAGACGCTAATTCATCTATAAACATAATGAAATTAACCAAATGCTGGATAGAGACACAAACACGTCCAGTAGAGTTTCATATGAAAATTTCGTCTTTCACCTCTTTAAATAAAAAAGAAGAGGAAAAAGTTAGACCATCGTAGGTGAAATTCCTACTATTGATTTTACATTTTTGAATATTTTTATGTCGTGAAAATCGGCGTTTTAAATGTCCAAAGGTGTAAAAGAACTATTAAGTAATAAACAATATAAATAAATATAGTTAATACTATTATAGAATAA